TCCTACTGTTTGTTTAGCCATTTAGCCCTCGTCAAAAGTCTTAGTTGCCGAATCGAGTGTAACATTTGTTGCATCAAAGGTCGATGCTGTTGATGGTGTTGCTGTCCCGCTATCAGCAGTAGCATGATTGCCGCCACCTCTAGTGTTGCCGACTGTAGCGGACTCTCCAGGCACAACAATACTGTATCTGTTTTCGTCAATAACAGTTATTACATAACCTGAAGAAGCTTCAAGCGTAGCTTGTGTAAAGCCATCAAAACTCATAACTTTTCGGAATCTCACAGCATCATCAGTGCTTCTGCCGTGAGAAGGCTCAGTTACTATAATTATAGAAGAGCCAGCGGTTTGACTTTTAAACGAGTTTGGCCTCAATAGTATTTGAACAGCAGGCTCTGTTCTATCTGGCCTAGCGTCTTTTAAGGCCTCTGCATCAGTGGGCCTTCTTTTTGGCTCTAACTGTGGGTGTTTGGGCTCATACTCATCTTTACCAACAAGAGATCCGTTCCACTCTTTTCGCATGTCTTTCATGCGATATCTGAATCCAGAGCGGTCAGATATTCCATAAGCATATTTTCCAACCGCAAAACGCCCCATTAAGATACTCTATAAAAGTTAAGATTTGGAGTTACATTAAAAGATGCTCTATCTCTATCCTCTGCTAACGCACGTTCAAACTCTTCTTCATAAGAAGCTTTCAAAAGCTGTATTCTATCTGGCGCACGTTTCATTGATATGTAATACGCAAGACCAGCGGCTAAACATGGATAAAAACGGAAAGGAACATCAACCGTATTTGTCGATTTGTCAGCGTCATCCAAACGAGTTAATACATCAAAAACCAATATATCTGTAGAATTATCTGGAGTGGGCCAAATCTTAATGGCTGGTGTTACTTGCCTATCAACAAAAAACTGCGTTGGTCTGGACTGAGTATTTTTACTAGGAATGCTTAGATAATCATCTCTGCTAATTCTACTCATAGTAAAATCAGTTTGAGAAGTCCCCGTTCCTTGGCGCAAGGCCATAGACAAAACATCAATAACATCAGTGCCTAAGTTATAAGATGATGTTCCTGACGTAACAGTTTGAGTTCTTTGAACAATTGTCCACTGATTAAGACCCCTGTTCGCCCACTCTGCAAACATGAGGTTCATCGAGCGCTTGGCTGTTTTAAGGTCGTAACCTGTCCTAACCTCTAAACCACAGCGCTCGAAGGCCTCTTCAATGTAATCAGATACATCGAGTTCAAAATCTGTTGAGCCAGAGACAGCCATTACTTCTTGACCTTACCACCACGCATCATTTTTTTAGCTTTAGCCATACCGCCACCACGCATCATAGATGGCTTCTTTTTGGCTGTTGCCGCACCACCACGCATCATTTTTTTAGCTGCACCGCCGCGCATCATGCCTTTTGATTTCACTTTTGTAATATCAAAACCCATTTCTTTTGCCAGCTTTTTTAAAGCGGCAGCGGACATTTGAGGGGTAACAGGTTTAACTTTTTGGTCTTTAGCCATATCTTAATCTCCTATAAAGTTCGGCTCTTAGTTCATACAAAGGTTCGTTCTCGTAATAATCTTGACAAACATCGTAGTATCCTTTTTCCCTCAAGACATTCGAGGCTTCCTGTAGCTTTGTCAAGCGTTGCAAAAATATCATAGCATAAGAATTGTCATCCGTCATCTCAAGGGAGTTTTCAAGTAATTCGTTTTCATCTGATTCAGGATGAAAGCCCATGACAAACATATCTATGCCATCCTCAGATAAAGAATGATTAAGTATATCCATGAAGTGATACAAATCATCGGCATCTAAATAGTTAAAATCTATAAGAATGATTACATCTTTTCTATTGTCCCACCCATAAATTGCTTCAAATAAAACATCAAAAGACTCATCTTTTTTAAAGATAAAACCTACACGATCATCAACCCACGCCCTTTTAGCAAAAGGACAAGCAGGCATATTGTTGTAATTTTCATTAGGTTTTTCTAACGCCTCTTTGGACCAGAGACGTATTTCATTCTTAATATTCTCCTCCAAAGACATGTCATTTCTTCTTATGACTGAGTTACCGCACCTTTTGTGCGTTTTCTACGGTTAGCCATTATTGCACCGCATCCCCTAGCAACAGCCGTGCCAGCCACCTTTTTACCCCTGAAAGGCCGCTTAACTGGCCCTCCTTTTTCGAGGTTTCTAACTTTTGCTGGTTTTGTATTTGATACCACTGTCTTGCCTTTTGCTCCCGCCTTCTTTTTCTTTCGTGCTGTAGATGCTCTTTCAGCTTTTGAGAGGCTTCTAGCTTTTGCAGACGGTAGGCAGCGGTCTGGGTTTTTCTTGTCTTTGGATGTCCCACATTTACCTTTAATGCTTCCATCAGTACCAATACGAACCCAATCTTGTTTTAACCATTTTTTAAGCTCACCCATTACTTGCCCTTTCTTTTGCCACCTTTTGATTTCTTGGCATAGTTAGGGTCTTTACAGTACTTTGATGCGGCAAGATTTGCGTATGCGCTTGGGTATGTATCAAAAGTACGTTTTGCCCAAGCTTTGCCCTCTGGGCATATTTTACTTCCTTTTGACTTCTTTGAAGCCGCTCCACCTTTTCTAAAATAAGTGAGGCCTTTAGGAGTGGAATTAGCTTTCTTCATCTTCTTATCACCTTTCATCGGAGGCTTTGAGATTTGGCTTGCGATTTGCCCACGCGATATCGGCATTTACTCTCTCCTGTAAGTAAAAGTCCCAAAGTTCTGCTAAAAGTTTATGATTTTGGTCTACTTTTACAGATATAACAGCAGTTTCTGTTTTTAACTCAACAACAGAAAAAGCTATCCAGCCAATAAAAGCTAAAGTAGCGCCACTAATTAAGGTATTGAAACTTAACACTTCCACCTCCGCCTTGCTTGGCGCAAACGACTATTAGGATTTTTTGCAGCTTTAGGGAACTTTTTCATTTGACCTGCGCTTCTAGCACAGAAAGATTTGCGTCTTTTTGCAGCGGCAGAGCCCTTCTTAACCTTGCCTGTTACAGCAGTTTTTAACTTAGATCCGGGATTTTCTCGTCTATATCGAGCAACGCCAGCCTTAGTCATTCCCGCCCCACTTTTAGTGGAGCGGAAATACTTTTTGGTTTTAGGTGGCTGCTTGTCTCTCTTACGAGCCATAGCCAACTCCTTATGACAAGAATATTGTCAACTGATTACTAGAGCCTGTAAACGCTGCAACAAACGCGCCGTCAGTAGCTATAATGCCATCATCAGGAATATTTAAATGATGAAGCCCTGTAGGAAAAGTTTGTGTAATTAAAACCTCTCCACTAGCACTTCCATTCTTTATTGTGAAAGCGCCTGCTGCATCAGCAAATATCACAATCTGACGTATTCTTGACCTTGCAGGGCCAACAACTGCGGCAGATGCTCCTTGTGCATGATTAAAGGCTTTTACTGGGCCAGCCATAATAGCCTCCTACGAAGCGTCTGATGAGCTAGAAATACCCATAAACTTCAAAACTACAGTTGTATCTGCGCCAGGGTCGCCAGAAGCAACAATTTCAACTTCGTCTGCGGTGGCTGTAGCCGCTGCTGAAGCGTTACCACCAGACATACCCAGCACACCATTACATGGGTAAAACCCTTTGAAACCTGTAGCATTAAGAGTGATTCCAGTAGCACCGTCAACAAAACCATCTGTGTCTGCATCTGTACCAATATCGTCAAGAGTCACGTTATTAGCAGCAGCGCCAGTTACAGCAACCATGACAGCCATAGGAATGAAGTTTGAAGGAATGCCAATAGCTGATTCTTTTCCTGTTGTTGCACCATTTGCAATAGTAATTGTTGCAACATAAGTGGAAAGCGTCATCTCATTTGAGATCGCACCAGTTGTAGCATTTTTGATTACATTCTTAAAACCGTTTTCTGAACGGACGGGACCGTTGAAAGTAGTATTAGCCAATTTAATCTCCTGTCTCGGCTAGTGTCAGCCGCACTATGCGACTGTCAGGGATGATTAACTATACAATAAAAAAGGGCGACATGGAAGCCGCCCTTTTAGAAGAATTGTTCGTGTTACGCTCCTGGTGAGCCAAACACTGCACGCGGGTCAGAAAATCCGAAGCTATAACGCTCACGGGCTTTAAACCGCATGTTGCCTGAATCAAAGTCAGCTTCCATGCCTGTAGACATTGGAGTACGCTCAAAGTGCTTGAAGCCATTTGGCGCATCTGTCTTAATGAAAAACGCATCTGGGTCTGTCAAGAAGTGGTTAACAGTGTAACCCTCTGGCAACATACCCATGTTGTTGATTGCGTTTATGTCATTATCGGCTGTGCCTACACGCAATGTAGACTCAAGCAGACGGTCAGCAACAAACTGAAGCTGTGGTGGAACAATCATCTTTGTGCCACGCAGGGCAATGATCATGTTCCGCTCATCAACGAAAGTTGAGATGTCAATTAAGGCATTCTCAAGTGATGTTTCGTTAAGGTCAGCGGCAGTTGAAGGCTCGTTGCGGAATGTACCACCACCAGCTAGTGGGTGGTCAGTAGCACAAAGCTCCTTACCGTCACCACCAGTAAAGCTGCTATCAAACGCATTATTTAGCGTTGCAGCCGCTTTTACCTGCTTTGTGTGTGCCATTGAACGTGCCAATGCTCTTGTGTAACGAGCGCCAAGGCGATCATACAAGTTATCTTCCATTGCTTCTTCAGTCAGCGCGAATGCCAATGAGATTGTCTCATGGGTATAGCGTGCTGTGTATGCTTCTGAAGCGCTGTCGAAAGAAACACCTGCACCCTCAGCTTTGGTCTGAGCGTTACCAAAACCTACGAGCATTACCTCTTCTTCAAACGCACGGTCTGATGATTCAGTGTCGTAGATTTCTGCGTGTTCCGCATCGTAGCGGTCATATTCCATGCCGAACAAGGCGTTCAGGCCTGGCTCTAGTTCTTTAACTAGTTGCGCTCTTGAAATAGCCATTATCTAGTCTCCTTATGCCAAGCCAGTTGTGCCAGCGGACAGCAAGTGGTTATTGATAACGACCATCACATTTGTATTTGCGCTTGCTACATCGCTGTTCTCTGGGTCTTGCGAAATATCAATCGCTTTCAGAGGCAGTGTTGCAGTTGTTGCGCCAGTAGTGACATCAAGCTCCATGCGAGAAATGCCTGAGCTGGTATCACCTACAGGTGATTGGTCAACGATGTCGAAATTGCCAAACAGGTCAGCCACAGGGAATGTGTCGTCTGCTTGAATTTCGTAAACTACATCTGAAGCATCAATTACGAACGCTTCAATGTCAGAAGCGGCAATTGAGCCAGGGTAGCTATTTGAGAAGGTTTCCTTCCCAGTTGTGGGGTCTGTGTAACGGCATCCATTGAACACACCAAGAACAAAACCAGAGCCGCCAGCGGCTATGCGTTCAATCCCACCAGCAGTCACGGCAGCAACAATGTCGCCCTGAAAGATAGCAGTTGAGTAGCCAGAAGCAATTCTGTACTTGTTTTGTTGGTTCATGAAAGCAGAGCCGTTCATCATCCGTGCAGGACGTAGACCAAAAGAGGCGTCTTTATTTGCCATCTTGAACTCTCCTTATGAGGTTAATTTTAGCCTTTTGAGCCAAAAGTTACTTTACTTGAGCGCTGTGGAGCAAGCTTGGGCATAGCCGCATTAGACTCACGCATCCAATCTCTATCTACAGCATTCATTTGATTTTCTGTGACACTACGGTAATGTGCATCACGCTGTTCCACAATCTCTTCAGGTATTCTAGCTAAAACCAAACCACCTACGCCGATTACGCCAGCGTTTTTTCCTTCGTCAATGACAGGTGCATCGAAATCAGGGTAATCTTCCGCCCGTACAAGCTCCCAACCTTCACGGCGGCGCTTATGGACGTTGTTTTTGTCGTCATATTCCATGACAGACTCACGAATCCAGCGGTGTTTGTAACCGACAGGGGCTTCAGGAGCTTCAAGTGTTGATGGTGGACGCCACGCCTCTACTCTCGCTGTTTTTTCACGGGTTTGCGAATCCCGGCTTGCGCGGTCAACCATTATGCACTCCTTGAATCTAATTTTGCGACTTCTTTTGCGTACCGCTCAAGAGGAATATTCATCTTCTTGGCGAAAGCCACCTGACCTGGTGTTAATTCCACCGTCTTTTTCCGCCCTGATTTCACAGACCGTCCAGCGGACGCAGGCGCAACGGTTTGGGCGTTCTGCCGTTGCTCCTGAAACTTGTGAGGAAATTCTTTACGCATACGTCTGTCAATTTCCGCATAATACTCATCACTTGTCGGGTCATAGTCTTCAACACCAACAAGTTGCTCATGGATTGCCTTGACCCCACCTGTCATTACAGCATCCTTATTAAACCAACTTTCATTTTTAGACATCCAAGACCGCAATTTGGGGTCTAAGTCTTGTTCACGAGGAGCGGCTTGTTTCTGTTGAGCTTGTTGCGCTGGAGCTTCTTGTCGCACAGCAGTTTGCTGTTCTGATCTTTGCTTCTGTACACGCACTCTTTCTTGCTCAATTGCTAGGCGCTGCAACAGAGACATGGCTTCTGTCTCTTTGTCTATGTCCCCAACGTCACGAGCTTCTCTTATAAGTTTTTTGGCTTGATCCATTTGAGACTCTACACGAGCCCCATACTCATTTGTGTAGCCTTGGTCTAACTGCTGTAAACGAGCTTTCATTTGCTCATTTTGCTGTTGAACCTGTTGAGCATATTGATAAGCAGCTTCAGCCTCTTCCATAGCCTGCTTACGTTTAGCAGTTAGCTGATTTATACGCTTTTGTACATTACCGCTGTAATTCTCAAGCTCTTCATCAGAGGCGCCATCAGCCTCTGGCTCATCAGAAGACTCGAGCAATTGTTCGGGTTCTTCTTTAATTTTTACTTTTTCTTCAGAATCTTCCACATCAACAGTGATGGTTTCTTCTTCTTTTTCTTGCTGCTCTTGATTCATTACATCTTCCATAATGTCCCTCCACCTTTTTTATACATACGAGATATCTGCTGGGTCAAGTATAGTGGCGATAATATTATCGTCATTTATGAGACGAACCTCAAGACCTTCCACTTTGAACCTATTTCCAGCATATCTTCCCATAAGAACCCAAGATTTCTCATGCGCCCAAGCGCCAGAAGGGAACTTATCTTGGTCTTTGTATGCATCAGGGCCAACCTTAACGACATAAGCTGCAACTGTTGCAAACGCCTCTCTGTCACGAGTAGCATCTGGCACATAAATGCCGCCTTTTGTCTTGGCTGGGGGATAATATGGGATTACCAAAAGCCTATAACCCACAGGATTTGGCAATCTTTCAAGGGCAGAAACGTCCATATTTTCTGGATTTTCTGTATTTTTGTTTTCTTCTTGCTCTGGTAGAGCCTTTTCAATCGCTGTTGGGATTTTAGTCTGTGGCGTATCAGACTTCATATTTGCCGCAACCCTTTCAGGCACGAATAGTTTTTTAGCCATCTTCAATGACACCTTTCATCGCGGCTCTTATTTCTTCTTCACAGTAAGTCAGTCCGCGTATTTGACCCACCACAAATCGGTAGTTTTCCATATCTTCTACCGCACCATTCGCCAACATTGTCGTGTAATCTTCTTTTTGCTGACGTATGTTCTTCAATAAATGCTCTGTTAAAGCAACAACATCCATTACTTTTTCCTAAACTTGTCTACGCCTTTGATTCCTAGTGCCGCTGATATTGTAAGGAAAACTAGGTATGTATACCACTCTGGCAACTCATTCAAACGGTCAAAACCATTTTTAACAATTTGTTCCATGCCAGGAATGAAAACTAAAATTAAGGGGATTAGTATAATCACTGTGACTATTTCATCCTTGATGGACGATTTTGTAGACTCAGCCATAATCAACTCCCACTTACTGTCGTGGGTAGCTGCGGTTTTCATTATCTCAGCTTTCGCTTCTGCCTCAGTTTGTGCAAGAGTTGCTTTCGCCTTTTGCTTGGAAACTTGCCCCTCAACAAATGAGCCTGCCAACGATGCGATAGGTCCAATAAGAGCTTGAAACACAACACCCTCCCCTTTTCCTTTAATCGAACATTCCTTTTAACCAAGCAATCCAAGCAACCAACCCAGCAACCATAGCCGCTATTAATAACACCACCGCACCTATTCCGACAGCATCCATTATCTCAGCTCTTCTGCGCCTAGCAAGCTCCTCTCTTACTCTTCGTTCTTTTCTAGCATCTGCCTGAAACTTTTGCCAATCCTGCCAAAGCCCAGGCCTGCCTGTATATATCATTATCTGTTTTAACTGTTGTTCTTTCTGTCGGATGCTTTCTAAAGCCATAAACTCTTCTAAATCAGAGGAGCGGATGCCAGATTTTTTCTTTTTGTTGCCTTTACGCTGAAGCTCTTCTTTAGCTATTACAAAATCTGAGATCGCTCTCCCAGCTTTAGCTATATCGCCTGTATTTTGGACAGCCTTTTTAATAATTGTAAAAGCGGCATTTGCTGCGGCGAGTTCGGCTAACAATTTACTACTCCACTATTTTCAACACATACGGCTTGCCGTCTACACCCTCCTTTAGTTCTACAGTCCTCTTTTCACAAGCATATCGCTTATACTCACTGTCTTTCCAGCCAGTGCGCTCAATGTGTCTTTTAGCCCTTAAACACATTGATATATTATCATAGCCTACATGCTCAACGATAGACCCTGACATATACAATATCAAAATTATTGAGGTTTCAATTATCCCCATTTCTTACTTTCTCTAAGTTTTCTTCTAAACTTGTAATACGGCGCTCATAAAAATCTAATGTCA